AATCGAACCCGTGTTACAGGAATGAAAATCCTGCGTCCTAACCCCTAGACGAACGGGCCTCTTGGCGGAAGCGGGGCGCGAAGCAGAACGGGACGACACCCAAACGACACCCGCTTACATGACAATCAGGATGAACCTAAAACGAACGACCGGCAAACGATCCAGCATACGAGCAATTATCAGGCGAGAAGGGAAAAAATATAGCATTGGAACAGGTGTGACGGTTGATATAGAAGACTGGGATACAAAACGAGAGCGTTGCAAAACCAACACAATTGCAAATGCAAAAATCGAAGAGGTACGGAAAAAAATACAGCATTACATCGAAACAACGGGGTGTATTCCAGAAAAAAAGCATATTGAAAAAGAGGGAAGAGAAGCCATACAAGACCTGATCGAGGAGAAAAGATTGTCAATGGTAGCAATGAACTCAAGCGAGAACTCCTGGAGGTCGTACACAACCCTATCAAGCCTTGTAAGGCGATATACAGAAGAAACAAAGCGGAAAGAGGTATATGTCGACGAAATCACAACAAATTACATTGACAAGTTCATCGAATGGATGGTAAGCAAAGATTATGCAAGTAGCCATATTACTAAAATGACCCGCATACTACGAACGGTAACGCGCGAAAGGGTGAGCGAAACACAATGGAGAAAAGCAAAAATCCCCAAAAACCAGTTCACAGAAATGATATACCTCTCGAAAGAAGAGATAGAAAAGATAGAGAGATTCAATATTGACCAGAACGACAGCCTATCAAAAGTCCGCGATCTATTCCTCATCGGATGTTATACCGCTCTCAGGTACTCCGATTGGAGAAAAGTCGATGAAACAAGGGTGAAAACAATTGGAAACGTACGCATACTAATAATAACACAACAAAAAACAGGAGGGCAAACTACGCTTCCTATTACAGATAAATTAAACGCCATCATGCAGAAATACAAGGCTGATGGCATACCTAAACTATCAAATCAAAAATTCAATCAACGGGTAAAGGAATTGTGCCGAAAGGCTGGCATTACACAAAATGTAGCCTATACTGAATACAGAGGGGGGAAAATAATATCGATTACAGCGCCTAAATGGACTTTAATTTCATCACACACGGCCCGACGATCCTTCGCCACCAATGCGGTAATGGCGGGCATTCCATTCGTGGAGGTTATGAAATTCACAGGCCACAAATCGATGGCTGCTTTCATGCAGTATGTTCGTACAACCGGCCAGGAGGCTGCTGTCAACTACGCGAATCACCCGTTTTTCACGCAGTAATCGATGACTGCCTGAAAGAGGTTGAGGATAATAGACAGCCAAATGGCAACTTCCAAAATGCGCCACATGAATGGCGTAATTACCCGAACGGAAGGGTTTGAATAGGCGACCTCATCATCAAGGTGCAAGAAATGTCTGATCTTCTGTTTCATAGTACAAAAATAGGGTAGGGACTGGCAATCAAAGGTAACATGCTTCGGTTGCCGGCCACCACTCGCCGGTCGTGCCTCCCGGCTCGCGGCCACCGGCGCCCGTCGCGCCACTCACATCTATCTCGGCATCCCACAACGCCCGCCCTCCCGCGGCAGGCCTGAAAAAGGCCAGCCGCTTACCGCTCTGCTGCCATTGGCGCGGCTTCGCCGCCGTTTCAGGCGCTTCGCTTTTCACGCGCAAATCAATCCTGGAAAAGAACCACCCATCGCGCGGTTGGCCCCGGCCATCATCAGCAGCAGCAGCCCGCCCCCGGCCCCCCGCACGCGCCCACCACGGCCGCCCGAAAGCACTCGGGTAACTCGGCCACCCATCGGGCGGCCGCGGCGGGGCCCACGCCGTCCGGCCTTAGTCTACTCGAAAAACTTGGCAACTCACGGGCCGTCCGGCTGCGCGTTCAGGCCCGGTTTTTTGGGGGCGGCGGGCGGGCTGCTGCTGCTGCTGCCGTCCGGGGCCGTGCTTCGCGCTCGGCATCCCGCGGGCGGTGGCGTCCTGCACTGGTTGCCGCGCCGGCAGCCGATCCAGCGCTGACCACCAAGCCCGCAGGCGGCAGCGTTTTTCCGGCGCTACGCGCGCGTTATTCTCGGGGTTTGTGTTGTCCTAAATCGTTGTTTTTATGCGAGTTATCCACATTTTCCGTCTACTGTTTGTGGAAAAATATTATGTGTAATATTGTTGCACAATATTTAATAATATTGTAAATTTGTTGAACAAACAAACAAAGGAAATGGAAGAATCACTCTTTACCACACGGTTTATTTCTGGAAAAATAGAGATCGTTTCGTCTGTCGACTTGCCGGATTTAAAAGGCCGGCAGGGCTTGGTTACTGGCGTTCAGTATCAGCGGCGAGCGCTCGGGCTCAATGCCCATGTTTACACAGTTTTCTTCGAGTGTGAAGAATTTTCCCTCGACTCTATCCATGCCGAATTGTCAGAAATCGCCGAAGCATTCGCCGAAGAAATGAACCTAGCCCAGGACACAATCGAAATCTAATCATTCAAAAATTCGCAAAAATGAATATCACGCTCAATTTCAACATGCGGCCATACGGGCCGGTACAGGTTGTCGCCACGGTAGAAGGTGGCGAGGTTAAAGACCTGGGTATCGAATATCAGACACCGAAACAGGTAAGAAACTATCGAACCGGATACCTCATGCCAATGCCAGGTATCACGGCAACCGAAGAGGAACTCCTGAAAGATTCAGTTTTGCAAGAGTATCACAAACAGTACCCTACCGGGTATCATCTACGGTCATAATCGGGCCTCAGGGCACACTTCATTTTCAATCAAACTTACATTTTGGCGATGTCCGGCAGCGCAGCAGCAAAAGAGCGCAAGCGGGCCGGGTTTGCCGCCAATCACATTAAAAAAAAACGCCATTATGTTATTGCAAAAACACCTCGATTTAGCGATTCGCGCCCACGATGGTACTTCAATGGTACCCGAAACAAGAGGCGCGCAATACATCAAAGACTACAGCCAGCAACTTGAGGAGGACCTCCAAAGGGTTGAAAAATTGGGCGGAGATACCACCTACTACCAACAGGAGTACGAAAGCCTTTTCGTGTCGTGGATGTCTGCAAAGTCCCGCTGTATTTCGTCCATGATTACCGGCCCTTCAAACTTTCCAGTTCGACGCGCTGAAAAGGCAAACCAATCCGAGCATAACCGGTACCAGGAGTTTTCCGGCTGGCGTGAAAAGTTTTTTGCGCGGCTCGAAAAGGCGAAGCGGCGCGAGGCCCGCTCGGCATCCGATCCGATAGCCGAAATGCGGGCCAAATTGGAAAATGCTGAAAAATTACAAGTGCTGATGGTTGCAGCAAACAAGGTAGTACGCGACAAAAAGCGGAGCAATTCGACCAAAATCGCCGACCTGATAAACTTGGGAATTTCCGAAAGAGCCGCTACTGAACTACTTACTCCGGACTGGTGTAACCGCATCGGCTTTGCGTCCTACCAACTGCAAAACAACCTCGCAAATATTAAACGCATGCGTGAACGCCTGGCTGAACTGGAAGCCAAAGCCAGCGCCGAAAGCCAAGAATTGGAGCGCCCGGACGGTATCCGGATTGTCAAAAACACAGACGCCGACCGCTTACAAATCTTCTTTCCCGGCAAGCCGGATGCCGCCACAATCACAGCCCTCAAGAAAAACGCTTTCAAGTGGTCGCCCTCGAATGGCTGTTGGCAGCGGCAACTAACAGGAAACGCGCTTTACGCCCTCAAAATGGTGCTGCCAACATAGCCCACAACCCCAAAAAACCGCCTTTCATCCACCTTTCAAACTCGCTTCAAAATGGTAACTGTAAAAACCTCCCTCGAAGGATACGGCCCCATAACCGCCACGGCCACCGTCAGCCGCAACCCATACATGCACGAAGATGGGGAACCCCGTTGGCTGGTGCTCAACCTCACAGTAAAAAACGCCCTGGGCATCGAAATTACCACCGACCTCGAGGACTACGAGCAACAACAGATCGAGGACGAACTGATAAACGAATACTGCGATCAGGAAGCCGCCTACCAGGACACGCTAATCGACGAGGCGATCGAACGCGGGCGCGCACTTGCCCAAAATGCTTACGCATAGTTTTGTTCACTGCCCCGCTTCTCGTAATGCCTGCGGGAGCGGGGCGAAATAAAAAACCTTTCAACTACACGCAAATCATGGAAAGTTACGAAAGCCTTATCCGCGAAGCCCTTGAAATGACTACGCCCCGCGCCAGATACGAACGGGTAATGCAACTCATTGAAAAGGAAAAACAACTGACAGAATTGCAAGGCTGGATGCAGGCATACAAAACCGCATACGAGGCGCTTCAAAACACGCCAGGAGAAGCCAAACTGGGCAACGTTCGGGGATTTTTCCCGAAGCCTATACAATCCAATTAGTTCACCATCAAAAACACGCCAAACATGGATACTCAAAAATTCACACCCGGACCGCTCTTTGCCAGAGAGAAAGAAACTCGAATGGACGGTTTCGACTGTATTTTGTCCATGGTAGAGAACGCCAACGGCGAGCGCATTTGCCTTTGCGAAAAGGAAGAAGATGCGATACTCTACGCCGCCGCGCCGGAAATGTTCGCCCGCCTCACACAAGTATTGCCCTACCTGCACAAACTTATCGAAGCCGGCCACGGAGACACAGTTATTCCTGTCAGCGTGGTTATCAAACGAATTGAAGATGTGATCGCAAAAGCCACGGCAAGCCAAGAACCGACTGAACCCGACTACGACAACCTCGCCCGAGACTACAACGACGCCATCGAGGATGCAAGCCAGCCGACGCCGTATGACCCTTAACGATTGCATCCACTACAAAACCCGCTACGTCGCCACCCTGGAGCGCCAGGGTGGCGCGATCAACCGGGAGCGCATACGATACCTGAAAAAAGAACTCGAAACGATGCACCAGAGCGCCGCCCTGATCCAGTACCTGCAATCCGAACTACACCGCACCGCCGCCCGCGCCGCCGAACTGAACGAAATGTATTTGGCCGAGTGCCAAACTGAAAGTCTTATTTCTCAACTTTTCATCAAACACCTTTCTCAACATGGAAAAAGATCAAGTAGTATCCCCACAGCAACCCTCCGAAAACCTGCCGGCAGCATCCACCGATACCAGCCTCGCTACCAGTCAGCCCGGTAAAAAAGAAGTTCAGATTGTCGGCATGGAAGAAATGACAGCCGCGGTCGAAAAGGCCAAAAACCTGGGAGACGTAGCCAAATTGAAGGTCGGAACGATCAACCTGAAATCCGAATACCTGAGTTTCGAAACGCCGGGTGAGAGCATTCGCCGGGTATTCCTGGGTTTCACGCTTCGCATGAGTGTCGACCCGGCAACAGCGGAAGAAAAAGGGCTTGTACCTGCCGCCCAACTGTACGACCCTGAAACGGAAACGATCAACGTCTGCATGCAAACCGTACTGTGCGGCGTCCTGCACGAAGTCGGCTACCCGCGCGGCGCAGCGCTTCAAATTACCTATAAAGGCGACAAAAAGGGCAAAAACGGTCTGAAATACCAGGACTTCGACATCCGGGCACTGGTACCAGAAGCAGCCGAGTAACAACCGGCCAGCCCCAAAAAACCATTTTCAATTTCAATCAATCCACGCAGCAATGAACAAATCTTTTCGCATCCCCGACAATATGCTTTTCGACGGTCAGATACCGGCCAGCGCGGCAGGTATGGAATTGGCAACCATGAAAGCCGTAGAAAGCGGGCTATCTGAGTGGCAACGCGCCCGTTTGGGAAAAATTACCGGTAGTTGTTTCAATCGTGTGACGCGCGGCAGAGGTGGGAAGGGTTGGAGCCAAACAGCAGAAACATACCTGTACGATCTTATCGGTGAATGGATGACTATGCAACCGGCCAGTAAGTTCACCGGTAACCGAGCAACCGAATGGGGCGAATTATGGGAGCCGCAAGCCATCAACGAATACCAGTTTCGTACCGGCCGGAAAGTGAATAGAGGTAAGTTTTACCGTGCTGAAAAGTTCCGATTGGTGGGATGCACACCGGATGGGGTAGGGAAGCGAGGCCTTGAGGTCAAGTGTCCGCTATCCTACAAAAACCACTTGCGGACGCTGATCAGTAAGGAAATTCCAAGCGAATATCAAGATCAAGTGAACGGCCACATGCTTTGTACTGGCCGAAAAAAATGTGATTTCGTTTCGTTTCACCCGGAAATGAAACGAAAAGAATGGCAGATGATCGTGATTGAAACCGATTGGAATAAACTCGAAATGGAAGAGTTAAGCGACCGGCTTTTTGAATTTGAAACGTGGCTTATTTCTCACCTCGACGAACTAGATATTGACTGGAGAAACCCTAATTATTTCAATTAACCCGCCCGCACCTGGGCATAATCATTCAAAACACGATGTCACAAAAAGTAAAAATCTACCGCCACCCAGCAGACCGTTCTACGATCATTGTCGAGACGGAAAACGTCACGATTACCTATGTGAATGACAGTGAAGATGAGGCCACGAAAAAAATGGAGGAATTGAAGAAGGTTGACCCTGCATTATTCGACAAAACATTTCAAGAACTCAAAGAAGTCTGGGAGCCGGACATCAACCCCGTCAACGAACGCCTTTTGCAGTGCCTGAAAGAATACCGTTCCGCACAGCGCCAAATACTCGAAAAGTGGTCAGAAGGCGATCACCATGTAAAAGCAAGGCTATGGAAGGACTTGCACCAATGCGAAGATGCCGCAACGGAGGCAATCGAAATCGCAGAAGGCTGGGAGATTCAAGCGAGAACCACGCCGACAGGTTTGATCAATTCGGCACTCATTGCGGCCACTCGTAATGCACCTATTGGAACAGGTATTACCCAAAAAGCCTTATCGGAATTGCTTGAAAGCCTCCAGCCGGAGCCCCATTTTTTGAGCACAAGCGACCCTCGTATTCACGCATTCGTAAAGGCCTCCAAATTCGCCATGCGCCTGTTATCTCAAAATTCAGACGATGCAGTAGCGCAGGTTTGTGTAGAACAACTTGCCAAAGCCATTGAGGGGGTAACCATCTATGGCACCGGCCCAATGATCCAGGAGCGCCCGCGTCCAGAAGATGGCTCATACTACACAAGACACACCGACGACTTTTAATCAATTATCACTCAATCACACTTCATTTATGCTACTCAAAACGACAATCATCCACGAAACCCATGTTGCCACGGTTTCTATTTTGGAAATCGACGGCGTTTTCTTCGGTTTCATTCTCGAAGACGGTTTCCGCGAAAACAAAGTGCCCGGCGAAACCCGAATTCCGGGAGGCCGCTACCGGATTCTTCCACGCACAGAAGGCAAGTTCTACACCAAATACAAGAGCCGTTTCAAACACCGGTTTGTGCCGCATTTACAGGATGTGCCAGGTTTTACCTTCATTCTCATGCACATCGGCAACGGCCCAGACGATTCGCGCGGCTGTCTGCTCGTCGGGCGCCAGTGGATATATACCGGAAACTCACATTGCATCGGCAACTCGAGTGAAGCATACCAACGACTGTACGAAACCATCGAGGGGGCGCTTCTCCGAAAAGAAGAGGTCTGGATTGTAGTCGACCGTACTCCAATGAAAGACCGGATTTCAGTCGGCCAGCCCGCCCCAGCAGCCCACACCGCCGCCACTATTCTTTAACCGATTCAACACGCTTCATTTATGAAATTCTTAATCATTGCAACAATCCTTTTTGCGCTCGGGTGGGCGCTCTCACTCCTTCTCAAAAAAAGATAGGGGTATGAAAAAACAGACTGAAACAACCGGGTATATCTCGAAATCCGGCAAAAACGGACTGTACAAGATAGTAGCGCGCTTCACAACCCCCGAGGGAGTGAAGCGCGTGAAACTTGAAACGTTCGGGGATTCACCAGTGCAATTCTGGGTAGACGAGTCAAAACTATGCAGACCTCCAGCGCCGGAGCGTCGCCTCGGCGAAGCAACAAAAGTTTGCTGGGAATGCGGTACCGAATTCACGTACAGAGAATGCCAATACCTGGGCGGCACATGGTCAGAAGATTATTGCGGCTGCTAATCCAACTCAATCACATACACGCCTCCAATCATGAAAAAAATCCTCCAACATCCTGAAACCGGCATCAACCTCGTGTGCCTTGTCATTTCCGCGCTCGCGCCGGCGCTTGCCATCGGCGCCACGGTTGGGCTACCGACCGGCCTTGCCATCGCCCTGGGCCTTGCAGCCACCATTACAGCGCAACGGCACAATTCGGCCAGCGTACGCAATCAGTACCGGGTGGGCGCGTGGATTATCCGGATTTTTTCAGGCTGCTTCGAACAAATGGCATACAGCGACCAATTCGCACAGCGCCCGTCGCTGCCTTTTGACCTGTCGGCCACCACCTGGGCATGGATAGCCACGTTTTTCATGGCTGCGCTAGATCTGTGGGCGCTTTCTGCAACCTCCAGCAAAGCCAGCGCCGCCGCCGAGGCCAAAGCCGAGGAAGAGAGTTACGCCCGGGTCGAACGCATGCAACAAGAGAAGGAACGGGCCGAGGCGGAGCGCCGCAAAATGGAACTCGACGCGCAGTTGGAGATCGAGCGAGTCAAAGCGGAGGCAGAAGCCCGGAAGGCGGAAAAAGAAGCGGAAGCCAGGGCGGAAATAGCCCGAGCGCAGGCGGAAGCAGCACGGAAACAGGCGGAAGCGGACGCGGAAGCCCGGAAGGCTGAGGCGGAAGCCAAGCGACGCCAGGCGGAAATCGACGCGGAAACCCGGAAGCGTGAAGCGGAAGCAGCGGAAAGGAAGGCGGAAGCCGAGCGGAAAGAGCGGAAGGAGCAAGCGGAAGCCCGGAAGCGCGAAGAGGAAGAGAAACGGAAGGCGGAAGCGGCGGAAAAGGCTGAAAATGAACGGATTGAACGCGAAAGGGTAGAGGCTGAACGCCGCGAAGCGGAAGCCGCACGCAAACAGGCGGAAGCAGGAGCGGAAATGAAAAACCGATGGGCGGAAGCCAGCACCGACGAGCGCCGGAAATTGATCGAAGAAGCGGAAGCGAAAATTGAAGCGGAAACCGGACGGAAGGCAACCAGGGCAGAAGTGGCTGCCAGGCTCGGAACAACGGACCGAACCGTAAGAACCTATGCAAACGCAGCCTGAATATGGAAAGGTTATTTGACACGCTATTCAGCGGTTACGATCAGCCCGTCCTTGATGTCGAAGCCGTAAGATTCAACATTTCCGTGATTTCCTACAAAGGTTGTGAAGGTCCGGACAGTAGAATCGAAAAGACCTGGCATGATCTGAAATTCACCCAGATACGCGGCAGGTGGTGGTACTTCCGGCGAGTAGCAGCCAAAATGCAATTGGAAAACCCGTTTCGAGTGTATTGCTTTCAGATGCACAGAACCCTAAACGAACAAGACGCGACCAAAGCCAAGATCAAACGCCTGATCGACAAACAGCGTTCCGCAAAAGCCAAAATCACAGAGATAACGAACAAAATCGAACACGCCCGAGCAAATTGGAATCGCCTTTTCCCGATCGAGGAAGACGACAACTACAAAGCAGCCATGTCAAAGGTTTTCCAAAAACGGCAAGATGTGGCAGACCTGCAAAAAGAAATCGACGAGTTGACCGCATCCACTCAAAACCAACCTAAGTAACCATAATCAACGCGCTTCAATGAAACTTCTCGATGTATACAGCGGGGCTGGCCTCGCTGCAATTGGTTACAAACAAGCCGGATTCCATGTAACAGGAATAGATATAGAAAAGAAATCCTGCTATGCCGGTGATACCTGGGTTCAGGCCGACGCGCTGGAAGTGCTTTCAGACCTGGATTACTGCCGACAATTTGACGCAATACATACCAGCCCACCATGTCAGAAGTATACGCAATCAACCGCAATGTTCCGCGCAGCCGGAAAAGAATACGCAGACCTGATTAAACCTACACGGATTGCACTCGAAAAAATCGGGCTCCCCTATATAATCGAAAACGTGCCAACAGCGCCAATCCGGCCAGACATCGTGCTACACGGGTGGATGTTCAACCTCAACGTAATGCGAAAAAGGCATTTTGAGTTAGGCAACTGGTGGATGATGCAACCTGGTGTAAGGCAGAGAAAAGGGAGCGTCAAAAACGGCGATTTTATAACAATTATAGGAAAGCAAGGATACAAAAAATACAAAGGATTGCCGAAAGGGTGGCGTCCAAAATTCGATCAGGGGACAGGCCTTAAAACCTGGCATTTTTCCATGGGCATACCGGAAGAGTATAAATTCCGAGACGTTGAAATATCGGAGGGTATTCCACCAGCATACGCAAAATATATAGGTGAACACCTATACGAATTTCTGATTAAAACCGCCCCTCATGGCTCAAAAACGCAGCCTGGGCGGGTTTCTATCACATGACCATCACATAATCAACACGCTTCAATATGGTACTGCAACAAACATCAAAGCGCCTCATTGCATTCGCCTACTACGGCGGCAAAAACCGGCACCTCAATGACATTCTACCGCTTTTGCCGGCAGCCGATCATTACTGCGAATGCTTCGCTGGATCCGCGGCAGTCCTGCTCAACAGGGCGCCCAGCCCGATTGAAACACTCAATGATTTAAACGGCGATATCGTCAATTTTTTTCGGGTGTTACGGGATGAGCCAGAGCGGCTAATTTCCGGGCTTTCGCTTACGCCATACGCCCGTGAGGAATTCTACCAGGCCTGGGAGCCATGTGACGACCCGGTCGAGCAGGCCCGCCGGTTTTTCATCAGGGCTACGATGGACTACGCGAAGGCCGGAGCGAAGAAAGACCGGTCGTTTTCCACCAATGCAACCTATGACAAGAGCCAATTTTGTTACGCTCCATGGAACTTCCTGAGTAAAGTTGAAGGGTTACCCGAACTGGTCAAAAGGCTTCAAAACGTACAGATCGAGAACCGGCCAGCCATTGAGATCATCCAGAAATACGGGCGACGCGGCACACTCATCTATGCCGATCCGCCTTACCTCCCTGAAACACGAACAAGTAGCAATGACTATCTGCACGAAATGACCATCGGGCAGCATTACGAACTTTCCCGAGTACTCAACGAAACCTCTGCGATGGTAGCACTTTCCGGTTATGACAGCCCAGTAATGGATGATCTCTACCCGCCCACCCACTGGCACAAAACCGGTTTCAAAAAGCGCCGGGTACCAATGTCCAGGACAGGGACGCTCAAACGGCAGGAAGTGCTTTGGACGAATTACGACCCGACCAAGATCATTCAAGGACAAACGAAACTTTTCTAAATCAGTAAATACGCTTCACCATGCTCACTATCTGTATCAACGACGATCAACTCCTACCCCTCGTAGCCGCCCTCGACGCGCGCGAACGCTACCTCGCCGGTATTGCTCAGCGTCAACTCGAATACAAAGCGACCGAAACGAGGAACAAAAAACTGGAAGCAATTGAGAAAGAACGGTGGATTATCGAAGGGCTTAAACATAGAATAATCGGAGAGTCAATTCTGCAAAGCCGAAACAGATCGATTGTTGAACCAGCCGCGGCGCCGGCGCAAAACGAATCAGAACAATGAAAAGAGACAAAAACATCATTTCAGGTGCAACATTTTCCCCTTGCCGAAAATACCGTTACGTGCTTTTCCGGATATGGGATGAAAGTAAACCGATGGTAATGTTTATCGGCCTGAATCCATCCACGGCAAACGAAAAATCCAACGACCCTACAATTCGACGGGTGATGAGTATGGCTCAGGCGTGGGGGTTTGGTGGAGTGTACATGATGAACCTGTTTGCACTTGTCACGCCCTATCCTTTCGAATTGAAATCATACCGCGATCCAGTGGGTTTAAACGACGAATACTTGGAAGCCGTTTCGGCAAACTGCAAGGAGATCATTTTCGCCTGGGGGGCATTCAAAATCGCCAAACAGCGTGCAGTACAGGTTTCAACAATGTTTCCAGAAGCAAAAGTAAAGGCGCTCGCGATCAATAAAGACGGCTCACCCAAACACCCGCTTTACGTCCGAACTGATACAGTGCCTGTAAAATTCATTCAAATTCAAACACAGACAAACCAATGAGTTACCAACAAGAAGTACTTGACGTCAAAGCCCTGGGCGACCGAATCGGCTACGGCAACATGATGAAAATCGCCTGCGTAATCTGGCGCGACATGCTACGAAAAGACGGAATCCCCGAAGGCGCTCACATCCCGGTGGGCAAAGGCTGCATCAAACCGGAAGATTGGGAATGGATAAAAACCGGACTCGATAGAGCAGAAAAAAGAGTCATTTCAATCATTCAAAACAACACTCAATTATGAATAATGAAACTGAACCACAAACCCCACAAACCCCACAAACACACCTCGCCGACCACATCTATTCGATGCACACAGCCATCACCAAACTCTGCATGGAGCGCTGGTTCCAACTCGCCAAAGACGAGTTAGAACCGGAGAAAATCGAACAGGTAAAGGCGTTGCTGCAAGAGGTCGAAGACCGATTGATGTACGCAAAAAGTTGCTGCTACTGGATCGAAAACGAGAAAGACCTGCCGATACAAAATGTGATTGTTCATGCGAAATTCGTCAACACGAATTACGTGGTCGAAAACCCGCTGCTACTCGGGAAATGGAAAGACGATGAACAGGACGAAACCACCATCAACTGAAATCCATCACAATCAAACCACGCAATCATTATGATACTCACTTACAGCCGCGACCAATTCGTCGACGCAATCAAGGACGGAACCAAGATTCACACGATACGGGCCGACCCGCAGCGGCGTTGGAGGACAGGGATGAATATCCAGCATTGGAGGGGGAATGGTTCGTGCCAGCAGATCAGCCAGAATGGGGCGGTCGCATCATCCACTTCACCGATTTTCGCTATTAATCAACCAACCCCCAAAACCACCATTTTACACAATTTCCACACAATTTCAAACCACCCTTCACAATGTCCGACAAAACAGACACCCTCCAATGCAGCGACGCGCTTGCCCAACTTCTTACCGACCTGCGCACCAACCAAAAAGCCTTCTTCAAATCACCGCCCGGTAGCGCCATCCGCGCCCAAGCGCTCGAAAACTCCAAGCGGCTGGAAAAGGAACTCGACGAGTTTTTGAAAGGTCGAAACCAGCCGAAAACGGAAGCAACTTTATTTGCTATTTACTAAAATTGAAAAAAGGAAATATATTTGGGCAATCGATCATCGGCGCCAAGCCACAAACCACGCTTACAACATGTTTCCATTTCTACAAATCTTAAATACAGGAGACGTGATCGACTACTATCCTGCATTCGTTCAGGCGCGCATTAAAACCGCCTATCGAAACAGATTCATCGACCCGAACAGAATCCCCCGGCGACGGGCAATGGAGCGACATAAAAAGATTACCTATCGGTTTCTTTACAAGAATACACACCTGAGGCATTTGTTACGGCTTCAGTGAGGCGTGTGGGAGGGCTTGCAAATGCGCAGGCCCTCTTTTTTTGTGCCTACACAACTGGACACAAAAAAGGCCCGGCAGTCGTGCGACTGCCAGGCCCATCATCAAACCAAATGAAATCCGATTTAGGAGAGGAGGCGCCCGCCAAACAGGCCACCTATGGTTGTACCCGAAAAGAAGACGCGGAAAACGATCACCAGGAGTGAAAGGATTGCCTGCACTATGTTCGTCCAGTCAATCCCTACAATCTGCTCGGCGGTGCCAGCCGGAACCTCCTTGCCCGTGAGTAGTTGAACTACCGAAAGCAGGAACGATACAGCCGCGACCCAAAAGATTTTGGATTTAAAAATACCCTTTTGCATGTTACATAAATGAAGTGTGATTGAAAAAGGCTTGCTAATCCACGTAAGGCTGTATATCGCTGGCAATGATATAGCCACTACCGCCCTCTTCAATGAACCCATAAGGAACACCGGAGCAAGTAAAGTGCTCGTCTTTGCCAGGGTCATATGCACTCATCCCGAAAGTCGACGTCCCCTGAACGCTGGTTACGGTAAACGGCATTATTTCGTTGGAAATAATAAATCCCTGCAGCCCTACATAAATAGTCAGGGTAGGAGCGCAGTCATCGCCAGGTTGGTCAAGGAAAACAATTCGCGCAGCATCCGTATCCATACCCAACGGCATGTCGAAGATCGAGCAGGGCGAAGGCACCGCCTGAAGGCTGAAAGGGGGCTGAACCTCGAAATTCGAAACCAGGGCGACTGAGGGCGCGCCAGAATCAGCATTGGCAGCGATAGCAGGGGTGCAGGAGAAAAGTCCGAGGACAGCGAGAAGCAAAATGAAATAACGCATGTTTGAAGCGATTTTGAAGTGAAACAATGATTTGAATCCTCAAAATTATTTCAAAATGAGTTAAAATTGTTTTAAGTAGGCAAACGTGTTACCCGTTTTCCTCATCCTCAACTGGCTCGTTTTTCGGCTCAGTTTCAGCGCTACCAATTGCGGATTCGGCCCTTTTAAAGACTGCTGCCCACAACTTTTCCACACCAGCCAGCACTTGCTCTGATGTAAGGCCGATCAGGCCGCATATCCCGAATGTAAGATGAACGGATACAGTCGTGTAATACATCAAGGCAGACCCCGCGGCTACACAAAGCACGAAGGCGGTAAGCGCTTCGATCAGCGCCCGGCGTATGGTAAGCCCATTCCGAAAGGCGCGGATCGCGCCGGCTGCAGCGCCAAACGCGGCGCTTGAGGCAAGAAATTTCCAGTTGTCAAAGTCCATAACGAAGCGGATTAAAGGTGTTCTGAATAAAGGCAAATGTAGTGCCACGTCTGCACCCAATCCGGTAACCTGGTAAGGGATGTAATCACACACACACACAGCAGCAGGCAAGTTACGGGGGCGGCGGACACACGCGCAAGGTGTTCGGGCGCTCCTCGCCGGTCGCCTACGCCTCCGCGGTCGTCGGTCGTGCCTCCCTCCTCCCTTGTGCGGCTTGGACTCCCGGCTCCGGTGCGTCCGCTCCACCTTGCGCTTAGTGCCGCCTAACCCCCGTGTGCCCTTCGGTGCCTGCGCGTGTGCGTGGGCGCTCTTGCCGGGGCGTTCCGGCCTTTTCGTTTTCCATGCCTCGTTTGCTTGCCCCCCGTCCTCGTTTGCGCCGCGCGTTTCGGGCGCTGTGTTGCTTTTGCCCTTGCTGTTCGGCTGTCGTGCCGCGCTGGCCGGGTTTCTGTCCGTCGTGCCTTGCTCCTTTTCCGGTTCCGGCGTCCGCGCCGGTTCCGGCTGGTGGGGTGGGGGCCGTCCTGGCCGGTTTTGCTTCGGTCGGCTTTTCCGGGTCGCGCTCGTGTGCGGCTGCCGTTGCTGCAGGTTTGTCGGTTGTTGCGCTGCTTCCTTCGTCTTGCTCGGTTTCAGTCGGTTGCGCTGCGGGGCTTGATGGTGCTGTGCGTGCTGCGGTGCCGGGTGCTGTTGTGTTTCGTGCGGCTTCTCGTCGTCCCGGCGCTCTTGCCTCCAGGTCGTCTGCGCTCGTTCGTTCGGTTGCGGCGGCTGGTGGCTTGCTCGTCGTTTGCCCGGCCGCTGGCCAGGCTTGTCCGGCTGGCGTTCGTCCCGGCGCTGCTTTCTCGGGTGGTGGTTCTGGTTCCTGGGCGTCGGCCGCGCTGGCTGTGCAGTCGGGCTGTGCGGTGCTTGTTTGGTCCGCTTCGCTTCCGGCGTGGCTCGTGTCGGCCGGTTTCGCTCCTGCTCCGGGCTGGTGGTTTCGCCCGGGCGTTTCTTCGCAGGGCTCGCTTTTTTAGCGGGCTCTGCTCACCCAAAAAGAAAAACCGCCCCGCAGTTCCTGCGGTAGCGGCCAACACATTCACGCTTACAGTTTTTATGCCTTCATAGAGGCAGGGATGTCGCACTCAATAGCGGTATAGTCAATACTTACCTGGGCGACATTCTGAACGACATAATCATTCCCGTCCCAAATTATCTTCCACGATGGGAGCACGTCAGTCCGTGCTCGAACTGTGAAAACGACATTCGTTTTTGCGATCTGGAAATTATTGTGATAACTCACTTTTGCCCACACGGTTTCGATAGATACGGAAGCATCGTCCAATATTTCGATACGCCTGTTGAGGTCACTGAATTGAATTTTCTTCGCCATACCTATTTGTTAAGGACATACTGATTCAGGATGTTGTTGATATAGTTCATGTCCGAAATGTCCTGATCGGCGCCGTTTTCATGCCAGTATGCCAACATCTGACGAATCAGCGTAGGAAACATTGCCGGGAGGTCCTCACCAGTACCACTACCTGCAGTGTATGTGATCCGGATGCGGTTCAGACCTTCGCCAAGAGAAAACCCGGCTGACAGCATCTTTACCCGCGCTGGGCGACCGATGCGGTCCACACTGTATTTCGCGGTATCAATCTCCTGCCACTCAGCGCCGTCCCAATACTCCACCGATTCAACAGAAGCAACCAAGCCGAATTTCAACTTGAATATCGAATTGCCTGGCCAGTCATCCCAAAACTCTACAACCTCGTGCTCGCCAATGCACCGCGACGTGTAGCGCTGTATGTAATCCTTTGCGGAAAGCAGCATGGATTCTACAAGGTCCTCGTATGCCCGGTCCAGACCGCTCAGTTTCAGGTATATCCGAGCATCTTCAACAGACAACGGATAGTACGCAGTAGTCTCGGTAAGTTGGTAGATAGCCATTATCGGAACAGGAGGTTATAGGTAATCACATTCCCCGCAGTGTAACCCAGGAACGACAGACCAGCATCGAAAACGTAATGCAACACCGGCCGATCCTCACCGATGGTAATCAAGGCACCGGCCGAAAAGCCGAAAACCTGCGTCGTTGAGGCGAGTAGGTGTTTGGCGTCGGTGAAGTAGATCGGCGTTCTGTTTCTACCGTTTTTCGGGTCGAAACCCCAATACTTGTTTTTCCACGATTCAGGGCCCCAAAATCGTCGGTTGGCATCAGGGAAAACCTTGAAAAAACGCTCATTATGGTGCATTAATACTTCGTGCGTGCCCCAGGCCGCACCCGAACCAAATGCCAGCAGCGTTGCAGGTATGAGGTTCTTTTTCGGTCGGTAGGTAGTGAACGAATTGAAGAAGTTGCGGAGAGGGTGCTTTTTCACAGGCTCGGAAGGGTAGAGGCGTAGCGCCGCCTTTTCTTTAATTCCCCAACAGCGACGATGTACGGTTGTATCAGCCGTTTGACCGGCCAGGTTCAGGGCCCCAGAAGCCAAGATTACAAAAATGAACGTGCGCATGATCGGATTAGGTTGTATGTGAAACAATCGTAACAGCACCAGCATTGCTGATGTATGTCAGCCACTTTGTGCCATCAGGCGACTTTGAAAGTGTCTTTCGATAACTATTGTACACAAGAGTAGCGCCCGTGTAGTCGTTGGTTTTAAAGTTGTAGCCAACCTCGTTTGAGGCAAAACCGCTTTTCGCGTCGTTCGACTCAAAATTGCGGGCAAAAACGTTGTCTGTGCATGAGCCTGCAATCCAGTTGTATTTGAACGAGCCATGTGTGGTGTTGTACTGGAATGTATTTAGTAGAAAATTCCACAAAAACTGGCAACCAATTCGACAATAAGAAAAGTCAGTACCAATGTGATTGACTTGGAATTCTATACCGATTTCATTTCCGACAAACCTGGCTCCAATTGTATTCAAGTACGAATCGTAACCGATCGTGAATGAATGCGACTGGTAATCGGCAGTTTGTTTCCAAACCGAATTAAGGGCAGAGAGGGTCGAGGAATAAATTTTTACATTTTTGACTTTGTACCCTCCAAATGCTTTGTAATCCTGATAAGAAGAGGTTACAGGGCAAAACAACGATGAGCCTCCGCGTGTGAAGTAAAAGTTTGTCGATGAGTTCGACCAGTATGGGTCTGTCGAAAGGTTTGCGCTGAGAAGTGGCTGCCAGTAGGTAGGCTCCGACGCCGGAGTTTTGTTCGTATTTGCCTGAATGCAGACATACAGAATATTACCATCTTGAACAGCATTATTGACCGAATATGCCGTAGCGTTGCTCCATGCCGCAGGATTAACAGCCCACCTGCGAAAAGTTAGGTTCCTCCAGTCAAACGGGGCATCCACATTGTCAACAGTGTCAATCCTGCGAGAAATTACACCCTTGAAACCGCTGATAATCGTTGCAAAATCTGCATAGAACGAGTCATACATGTAATCGCCTCCACCCGGATTTGCAATGTACTCCCCCGGCAATGGGTTGTATTCAAGGATGTCTGTCGGATACAGCGCAGACCTGCATTGCTTGAGCAGGGTAGAACTAGTCAAGGCTGTTACCAAAAGTGGTTCTGTAACGCCTGTCTGCTCGCTGGCTGCAATGGGCGTGGTAAGATTCAGCATGAACCATCGAGCCGCAAAATCGGTAATAAGGTACTGCTTGCCCGGCGTCAAATCCTCGTTGTCAAGCAAATCAAACAATTCCTCGTAAGTCAGGGATTGAACGTATTGCATCGGCGCATCGTCACCTGGGGCAGGGAGAAACTCCCATTCGTCAGGCCTCAAATTGGCGCGATCACCTTCCACCTGAATCATGTACCGCCCACCAAGATTAGGAAGATTGAAGGATGACGTATTACCTCCATAGGTATTGCCAATTAGTTCGTACAAGGCGCGAAAATGAGTTGATGAAAGCGCCGCCCCGTCGCAACGCTTCCAGCCGCGCGGAGTTTGGTTTCCTGCAAATAGTGCGATTTGACCAATCATGATTTTGAATGTTGATTTTTATGAAAAAAGGCCCCCCCGAACTCGTTCGAAGGGGCCGGGCCGAAAGCGAAGGATTACTTCCTGAATATTGCAGCGGTTCGGAGCCGCACCGTTCGAGAGCCAGAAGGCGTGATTGCATACACGCGAATCCGTCGAGCGTACAGAATCCCATCCCATCCGTATTCGTCGTAAGAGGATGCAGGGCCGTCTATGGTGATGCTTGTCGAGTGATTCCACCATAGTGTACCATCGTTCGAAAATTGCAGGTACACCGTTCCCGCATTTGCGCCGGTAAGCGAGTCCGCTCGCACATGAACCGAATACTTCCAGTTCGCAGGTTTCGATTTTGAGTCTGTCAGGCCCAGGTACAGAATGGCAGTATCCTGATTCGTAAGGGTTTGGTCATCGCTGTACGTGATCGGCACCTGCGCAGTAAGGCTCGAAAAGGACGCCACCAGAGCCAACAGGAGAATGAGAAATTTGTATTTCATGAATAACTGATTGAAAATGATAAAAAATTGAAGCGGAAGGCTTCCGTTTTGCTTCCGGCTGCCTTCCGCTCGGTTTCCGGCTCGCTTCCGCTTCGACTTCCGTTGCTTCCGCTCCATTTCCGGAATGCTTCCGGCCGGCTTCCGCTTTGGCTTCCGTCACTTCCGCTTCCCTTCCGCCTACTCTTCCGGGGCTTCCGGGCCTTTTCCGCTCTCCTTGCCTTTTCCAGCGCCCTTGCCTTTTTGTGCTGCAGTATCTTCGGGCGTTGTACCGGTTCCCTCATACGCTGCAACTTCCTCTGCCGAAGCCACCCGCACGACATGAAGTTTCTGCAGTTTAGCGAAGTCTTTTTCCTGAATTACGCCGGTTTCGCCAGCGTGATAGCCGTAACCGTAAGGATTACCCGCCTGCAAAAAATGAACGATTTTCTTTGCCATGTTAAAGTGTGATTTGAAATGAAAAGGATCGAGGCGCCTTAGGACACCTCGATCTCGTTGCATACGGTGAATGATTTGTTGTGAGCCACGCCGAGGTCATACCAGGAGTGGATGATCAGTTCGACGAGCGCGTCTTTGCCTTTCGTGTAAGGATTTACCAGCAAGTCAATGCCGCCCCACTGGGAAATGATCAGATCGGCCCAGTTACCGAAAATCATGGCGTGGAGGTTCGTGCCCGATCCTTTCGAAAGGTTTTTCGGAACATTGTTCGAGGCCAGGGCGCGGTAGCCGTTGACGGTGGCGTTGCGGTTCGGCCCTTCCCAGATGAAGCCGTTGCCGGCCACATCCCGTTTTTCCGTTTTCAGGTAACCCGCTACACCCGGAGTGGTGATGTATCCGAGCGCGCCCATGTCCGCGTTTTCGAGTGCGCATTTCGTCTCGAATTCCACGATACGAGCCCAGTCCAGCAGACCGCCGTCAGTGCCCAGGTCGATGTCGCCGATACCAGATACATTCATGACGCCCTGGGGCACACCCGACGCGCCAGCGCCGTTGATTGCTGCGATGTCGAGCGCCTGCATGACAGCCATGTTCAATTGACGACGGATGAAGTTTTCCATCGGCAGGTTCGACTGCACAATGTTCTGTTTCGATACATCGGTGAAGGCGGTCAGACGTTTCGGAGTCAGCGACAGCAGTTCAAAACCGGGTGTGGTTTCGCTTGCAGTTGCGTTTTCAGTACTGGCCCAGGATGCCGCTGCAGCGCTGGAATTGCGCGGGAAAGACAGGTGTTGCGTCTGATTTCCGAAGTACGTTGCCCCCATATCCAGCACCGAAAGGCGAGGGTACAGAAATTCGATCAGTTTGCCGAGGGCAGTCTCAATGGTGTAGCCACCCGTTGCTCCTGTATTCGCAGTAATATCACGACGTTCGACGCCGTCCCAATCGTTTTGGGCCTGGGAAATGAGGAATGATGGAATGTGCAGGTTGCCAGTAAATGTGATGTCACCGCCTGCGCTTCGCGCTTCATTCGCGGCTTCCTGCATCATTTCACCTTCGAGCCCTTCCGGTGCACGATTGGCAACGACGGCCTGAATGGCTTTGATGAGGGAGTAATTTTTCCGGGCGTTTTCCTTGCTGTCCCCACGGTTTTTGATGACGCCAACCGTGGTCGTTGAGCGCTGTTCGGGAGCGCCTTCCGAATCGCTGTCGGTGCTGGCAGCACCACCGGCACGGGAAAGGATGTCTACTGAGGCAGTCAAACGGCTGATGGTCTGATCGAGCGAGTTGATGTTGCGCTGTTCAGTTTCGAAAGCGGGACCGTCCGTATCCTCCACCCATTCGGGAGTGCCGAGTTTGGCCGAAATCGCAGCGAAACGAATATCCGCTTGCGCCCGCGCTTCCCGCGCTTCTCGCAGTTGTTGAAAAAGAGGTTGAGTACTCATGTCAAAAATGAAGTGTGATTGAAAAAAAAAGAAGTTACAGGTTTCGTTTGCGCAGGATTACCCGCGCTTCATGCTGTCGACGCTGGAGCAATTCGGCATTCCGCTGCTCGGTTTCGTCAGGAACTGGAGTCTGCTCAATCGCCTCGGCTTCAATTTCTTCCTGAATGGCAGTTTCATCCAGACTGCGGGCGAAGGTTGACGTTGAGTTGTAGGCCGGGGCGATAACAGGCCCGTGTTCCAGAATGCGAGGAAAGCGCTTGATAGTGCGAAGAATCACACCATCAGGACAGGGCGAGAGATCGTAGCAATCTGCCGGCAGCGGCGGGAACTGAAAACTACTGCCTTTCGCTTCACGGCGTTGTATCCGACGAAACGCTGCAACATGCGTCGGGTCTTCCGGGTCGTGATCGTATTCGTACCATGCGCCATGGTCATCTACACCGCTACGAAGGTTGGGAGCCGAAGCCAAGTAGTCACGGTGGTCAAAGTAGCACACAACGTCAGAGAAGTCGGTACCGTCAAAAGCGCCAGGAAGGATTTTCTCCCGGAATTTCGTGCCCTTAGGTGTCTGCATCACCCGGCTTTCGCGGTTGAAAACAGCCCAGTACCCAAAAACACGAATTCCGCCACCATCTTGCATGGAGCGGATCTCAGGTGTTTCGTCACAGAAAAAAGGGTCACCGACCCGGTTGCGCAGGTTCGACATTGTCAGAAGAATTTTGTTGTTGTGGATGAGCGTTTGCCGCGTTCCGGCCTTTTTCACCCTCCGAAGAGAGATATTTTGCAAGGGCTACCTCTACCAGTTGATCCAGCGGAAGCAGGTTGATATTACCGAAAAGTTGATCGCCATCGGGCTTGGGTTCCAGTCCGAGTTCTTTCCTTGCTTCATTCGGGGTCATCATCGACGAAGCCACGAGCACAGCCAGCCGTTCAGCATCCGTTTTTCGAACGTTGGCCTCGGTTTCTTTATCCATTTCGAGGTACATGCTCACATCGTACTCGAAATAGTATTTACGGGTGGCAAACTCGTTGGTGTAGAAAAGTTGGGAATTAATTGCTTCCTCAAATTTCTCGCGCCATGGGCCAAGGCAATGCATGAGAAAATCCTGGCTGTGCGACTTTTTCGCGCCATAAGTACCTTTCTGATCCAGCGCCATCATGTCGGCTGGCACCTTCCAAATCCGGCAACAATCACGAACGGTCAGGTCGTTGAAGTCAATCAGAGCAACATCGTTTGGCGTCCACTGGAGGTACTCAATCTCCATATCTTCATCGAGGATGAAAGGCTTTCCTGCATTCACCGAGCCACCATATTCCTGAATGATATTTTCCTTTAGGGCGGTTCGTTCATCCGCATCTAATGGCTGCTTGTGTTTCACAGCGATCGACGGTGTTGCCCTGTTACCGAAAATGGCTTCCGAGTATTCACGCGAAGCCAGGCCAGCCGCGAAGGTCGGACGGTGTACCAACGTCATTGGTAGGCCCTCCATAGCATTCAGCGTAACGCCCTTGATATGGATAATGTCGGTATAAGGAACACGGCGAGAAATAACCCGCCCATTGAGGTAGCCGTTGATGGCATACAACAATTCACCATTTACGCCATACTCAGGATAGCACATATTGCTCGGAATGTGCTCCAGCGCATACGGGCGCATGGTGAATTCGTCCCGATAGATCAGCGCGTAGCCATTGCCCATGCAGGCATTCGTAATCAACGCGGCCGTAAAGTCGAACCAAGTGTAGTAGGGGTGAGGCTTGCCGTTGAAAAAAAGTTGCAGATCGTGATTTTCTGCCAGTTCACCATTGCGCTTACGAACCTTACGATCCAGCATCGCCACGCCTTCGGCGATATACCGAATTGCCGCAAACGCAGGCGGCAAACCCATCACCGTTTCGTCATTGACAGCAACGCCCGCGGGAGAAGTAGGGAAAAAAGGGAAAGGTTGGTTCAGGTAGTAGGTGCGCTTTTCTGTGATCGATTGCGCTGGTGTTTCCGGCGCCACGGCTGCAGATATCACCGCTGCCTGTGTTACCGTTGCATCATCCCAGAAAAGTCGTGTGAACCAATTTGCCATATTGTTGAATAATATTGCAAAATTGCACCACAACTATACCAACGTTGTGTTTCACGGGTAACACATTACAGCGCGAGGGCGCGCACGAACAGGGCTTTTATGTTTTCCAGCCCTAAAACTTCCGTAAGTGCTATGCCGGTTCATACCATAGCGCTCGAAAAGTTCTTTTTCGAGAGCCGCCCAGGCTTCGCGGTTCGGAGCGCGACTATCCTGATTTTCGGCAACCAATTCCCAGAAACGGGCCATGTAGCCCTCAATAGTCGTAAGATCGTGCATGTGGTTACGGTTTTGGAAGTGGAGAGAGTAGGGCGGAGCGCTTGCGCGGCTGGATCTCGAATACCATCCGCATGAGAATCATATCAAAGTAGTCCGGTGAGCGGCGAATCTGGGCTTTTACTTCTTCCTTTGGAGTAATGGTGAGTTTACCTGCAGCATTCTGGCCGGTTTTCTTGTGGGCCTCAAATTCTTCTATAATCAACTGTTGTACGCGCTCGTTTTCGCATGCGATGTATAATTTATGCTGTGCTACCATTTCGGAAAGTTTGAAAGCGCATTGCGTTCTGAGGTTTGCGTAATTCAATTTCAGCCCATCCACTTCTAGTGGTACCGATTGACTGCGGAAGTCGAAAGCCGTCCGAAAAAAGCCTTTCAAGAAGTTACCGACGCCGTTCGTGTCAAAAGCAATGTGTTTCCCGTAAACCTTGAACTCCTGCGCCGATCGCTCCATATTTTCCCAGATCATTTTTCCGTCTGACTTTTCCCAAGATTCGATTTTCTCCAAGCGTAGCCCGCTCCAACTTCCTACTCGGAACATGTCGGCTCCTTCCATGGCGATGTCTGCGGTTTGGTAGGCTTCACCGCTCGGAACGAATTTATTGCGGAACATATCGTACAGGTCTTCGTAACGAAACAGTTCGTTTTCACCTTCAGCGTCGTACCAGCAGCCTCGGCGAAGCCGGCGCCCGTGTTTTTTGTCTTGGGCAAACAAGTTACCTTCGTAGCCAGGGTCCTTTTCATTCAAAATCTGGTTGTCGTCCAGCGTTCCAGGTATGAATGTAATCGACTTCACCAGTGCCGACCGGCAAATCGATTTAACCTCTTCCGGCAGCGCCGCCATTACATCCTCGATACTGTTACCCCAATACATCACCTCGTTATGGCGGAAAAACCATCGCAACACGCCAGCCCGTTCCGGTATTGGCATGCCTCGCATATCTTCCACTTCGTGATCATCCGGATATATCCACCAGGAAATCAGGCGTTTCACCCAGCCACTCGTTTGTGGGTTGGTAGTTGCCCGCACGTAAGGCCGCACACCGCTTGCCGAACGGTTCCGGCTTACCATGTACCAAAATTGAGACGAAGTAAAGTGGATCAATTCGTCAAAACCAAGTAGTGCAACCTGGGCACCGTCCCAGGCCTTCACGTCATTCTCATGCTCCAGATGAGAGAAGAGTAGGGTTGCGCCACTCGGGAACCTCCATTTTGGCGGCTGTTCAGTGCTTTTTGCGGACCGGCCAGATAAGTCACGGAGTTTTTCATACACCTCTTTGCTTGTATCCCAAAGTCCTCCTTCGTTTTTGATCTGGGGAATCGTGCGACGAAAGATAACAGCCCGAAATTTGGAATTCGCTGAATGTCGAATTGGCTCCAAAAGCAGCGCATAACTCTTTCCCGCACCGGCCGCACCACCGCCAATAACGATGTCAGCCGGGCTACTCAGAAACGCAGTCTGAAAGCCCGGCTGAGGTTTAATGTATTGACGTTGGTCAGTCATACATAACCATCAAACACGACCGAAAAAGGGAGGAATATCAACAATTACGTCATCCTCTTCCCATCCGTAAGCAGCGGACAGGGTTTTGATCAACTTCTTTAAGTCAGAGAAAGAAAACGAGACGAGTAGTCGGATGCGCTTGTCTGTAAAGCAAATAATCACATCCTCGGAAATAACCGTTGATAATGTGTTCATAAATGAAGTGTGGTTTGATTGTAAAGAGTGAGGATTAAAATAAATTTGATGCCGAGGATTACTTCTGCCTTTCTTTCAAAATCGAAAGTGCTTCGTCAATAGCCATATCAATATCGTAATGGAAAATCCAGTAAGAACCAACCGGCGTATCTGGATAGAACATAAGCGAAACAACCGTGTCATGCTCTACCATTACTTGCAAAACAGCATCGTCAATTTCAGGGCTTTCATAACGTGAAATATAATCTGCAACCGATTCGTAACAATTGCGATGGTCGTTGACCTCGATGGACACAAGGCATTTGCAGAGAGAAATCAACTGGTTTAGTTTTTCCATGGTGGCTACCTTTTATTATCCGGCAGTATCACCGCAAACCCGCCTCCAAGCGGATTCTCCGGGTCGTCTCCCAGGTTGATCGTTTTGCCAAAACCGGTTTCCGATAACCAGCGCGCCGCCGCAACGTCACCCTTTTTCGCAGCCTTCCGGAACATCTTCACCACCACGGCTTCAGCGGCTGGCAGCGATACTTGCACCTTCACGCGCTCGCCGGTAACCTCTCCATCAACAACAAGAAACCCATCGAGTACCAGTTCCGTATGCCCACCCTCAGCCTGGGCCCGTATCGCCTCCTTAAACGGATTTTTGGGCCGCCCAGCACCTGGCAACCCCGGATCACCCGGCTGCTGAGCCATCAAAGTGCCTCCGTTTTTACCAGATACCTGTTTTGCCATTTGAAACAATTTTTGACAATGGTGAAACAATTTTTGAGCCAATACTCTAACTGCCGCCCCTCGCCAATGCTGCCTAAACGTTGCACGGCAAGGGGCTTGGAGTTGTCTTCAATTGAATGATAAATAAATGGCTGTCGAATTGAAGATAATGTGGAGCGTGTTGTCCACGATAATCAGCAGCCAAACGGACATCCATTTTGGCTTGTCTTCGGAGTAGCCAAAATTGTCGCCATCCCATTTCCAATTAACCAATCGAATCCAGTATTGAGCAAGCCGGTAGCGGTCAATGAAAAAATGTGAGCCAAATATCAGCCACCACCAAAATGTATTATCTGGAACAAGCAAATAAAAAGGAATGGAGTAAATACTTGCATGTGCCAGCGCAACGCCACTGTTTTTTGTTTTTTCTGCGGCCATGTAGTCGTTTTGTAGCAGGTAGTCTCCAACAAGGTGAAGGATAAAGCCGATAATCAGTGATGTTTCTAAATTCATGTTTAAGTTTTTAAAGATAACTCTGCTTGCCCGTACACCGACTGGATAAGCGCCGGCGCGGCGTACGGGCCGCAGAGTTGTCAATATGAGTACGCAATCAAATTAAACACCCAATACCCCGCCACCCAAAACCCTATGATTCCAATCCCTCCGGCAGCAAAAAACCAAAAGTGACGGGGCCGATATTCCGGCGAAGCATATCCCAGGAAAAAAGCACCGAGCCAGCCGGCCGTACTGGAAACGAAGTCAGTAAGTTGGCCATCGAACAGATCGACATAGCCGCGAAGGAAGCCGCTCAGGAGCATGAGCGAGAAGGAAGTGAGAATGATGGACTTGTAGTTAGACATAAATGAAGCCTGGTTTTTACATAATAACATCTTCGGTGATGATCATAGGAGGGTAGGGGATTAGAAGGTTAAAGATTTGTGTGTGTCTGGTTTTTACGGCGCCAAAATCCTTCTGAAAAACTGTCGAACTGCCGCACGAGGAAAACCTCGCCGCCCGACTTTTTGAGTGTTCGCATAAACTGGTCTTGTTCTGGTCGTATCTGGTCGGAGCCGATCTTTACCTCAACCGCAACCCACTGGCCGGTTGCAAGATTCCAGCCGATTACGTCCGAAACGCCTTTGAGGTTATCCGGAACTTTGCGCCAGGACTTCGCCAAAGCCGCTTTCACGGCGGCCTCCATTTGCTCGTCACTGATATGAGGATTGTTGCGCAAAGCCTTTACGATCTTTATCAGCCGCTCCAGAGCGTCCTCGGCATCAAACCGGCCGTAATTCTCCTGCCTCCAAACGAAGTACCCATTTCTATTCAGGAAATTCACCACCTTATTGATCAGGGAGTTTTGCGTTTCCGCTGGAAGTCGTGTCATGATTATCTACAATTTGAAGCAGGTCGGAACCCACGGTTTTGATGATGTTTGCTTCGATTCCGCACATGAGTACGGTGATCGCCATATCGCGCCCGCAACCATAACCGGCCTGTATTTCGGCAATCATTTCACCGACCGACAGGGCGCCACGGTTGCGGACGCGATCGATCAAATCACTCAGCCTCGGCTTCTCCAGGTTCATTGTCAAAAAGTTCACCCTGCCGGCCAAGGCCCGCGGCTTCGCGGTAGTCGTCCAGCATGGTGTTGCAGGTGTTTACGCATTCTGCGATCGATGCCGCAACTGCTTCCTGTACTTCCTTGCTCCAGCCGTGAATGAGCGTGATTACTGGCGATACTTTGTAGCGCAGGCGCAGATAATCGACTGAGCATTTCACGGTCAGCGGAATGTCTTTGCCGTCCAGGTTGAGCATGTGCTCGGATTTGAATTTTTCACCCTCGCGGATGATTTTAGGTTTTACTGCCATAATTGAGGCGTTTATGAGTGAAGAAAAAAGGTGCCGGACTTACGCGCCGGCAGACGGGCTATCTTCGTCGTCATCCCGACCAGGAACCATCCGTCGAGAGTAGGCGGCTTCACGAGTGGGCTTGTCGTTTCAGAGGCTTCGACCGGCCAGGTCTAATCGCCAATCACATGTGCTGTTTCCCCCACTTCACAGCACCCGAATCCACATCCACCGCCATCATAGGAATCAAAGAATGCCCCGACCATGCTCGGGGCCACACGCGACGTACACAGTTGCCGGCCGGCTATCATCCTGAAAATTGATGTTCGTGTGATTTTTGTTGCAGCGCCTCCAGTGCAGTTGAGAGTTCTCGTAGCCCGACCACCCAGCGGCGTAGCACTTCCGCGCGGCTCCAATCCTGCCGGCGCGATTTGAATTCGTCGTTTTCTACCCAGTTGACAAGCCTGCGGGAATCACTGCTTCCACGGAGGGCCTCGTTGGTAAGGATTTTATTGACTGCAGCGATCGATAAGTCCCACACCTCCACGCATTCGGCTTTTGGCAGATTGCACATTTTCACCGTGTCCACAAAAACCTCGTAGTCGAATTTGGTAAAGTCGTTCACCGTGACGCTTTCGCGCGACAACCACCATGCAAGGCGATCAGAAACGAACTGTTCCAGGTCAAACACCGGTTTCGGCTTCGCAGCCAATTCCAGTTTCGAGTTCGCGGAATGCAATTCCGACACGACCCGGCTACGGTAATTTCGATAGGCATTCAATACGCCACCCAGCGCGGCCACAGAAAACTGACCATAGTACGCCTGCAAATCAACATCGCCCAGGTCGCCAGCCGCTGCCAGGCTGAAAGCCAACTCGATTTCGTCAACTCCATACATACCGAAGCGATCCAGCACAAACATTCCCATTTCCTCAACAGTCCCTTCCTCAATTTTCGAGGCCCCGCAGTACGCTTTCGCGCAATTTTTTAGCACTGCAGTAATAGCCAGAAAAAAGCCGTCCGAGTCTTCCCGCTCCAACCGACGCATCGACATTTCCAACCCGGCCGCAATCCTCTCAACATTCGCCAAAGCGACTCCGCTGCTGACGGCGACGTGCTGCAAGTCTTTGGGCTGTAGCAATGGTAGCGGCGCGGTCGGCCGCTGCGCGATCTGTAGCGCCACTGTCGGTGGCGGGGCGATTTGCTGGATTTGTAGTTGAGTTGGCATTGGACGAAGCGGGTTGAAGTGTTACAAGTTTGTTTTTGCGCTGATCGTCCAGCGCAAACTTTCGAGCAGTAGAAATCCAGTCCAGCGACTTTCCGCCCCTTTCAGCCGACCAATCGCGGCAGCGAGCAAAATACCAGTATGGGTCAGCGTCAGGAATATCGCATGCTGCAACGAATGCAGCGGCCCAGGTTTCCAGCGGCGTTTTCGCCCAGGGACTTTCTGAGAAAAGCGCCGGGGCCGGGTGAATCTGTTCCGAAAAAAGGGGGGCGGCCGCAACAGGGGGGATTTCTTGCTCTACGGGCTTTGAAGTCGATTGCCCGAGGTTGTTTTCGGCGGGCGCGCCGTCACTACTCACTGTAATACTAACTGTATTACTCTCTATAATACTATGCTTGCGCTTTTCCGCAAGAGGTCTTGCGCTTTTCCGCAAGAGGGTATTGCGCTTTTCGTCAATACCTCTTGCGCTTTTCCGCAATAGGGGGGTACCTTCCTTGATGTAAATAAGTCGTTGATTTCCAGCCTTTTTATCCAGTTTTACCGTAATAAAACCAAACTCTTGTAATTGCGAAATCCATCGACTTACGGTGTACTCTGAAACACCATATAGATTTGCAAAATATGCGTTGCTTGCCCAACAGTGACCTTTCTCAGTAGTCAGTGCTGTGATTTCGCAATACAGAAGTTTTGCGTTCGGAATCAGACCCTCGCAATAGCGAACGGTCGCCGGGATTAAGCCATAAAAATTGGGTTGAATACTCATGAGACAACAGGCTTTGGATAGCATGCCTCAACTACGCAAGGCTTGCAATAGGTAATTAAATGAAGCATTTTAATTTTCGCGAAAAAAGTCATCGGCTACCTCATGGCCGGGAAGGATGGCGACAAGATCGGCCACGTTCGATTTTCGCCCGTTTGCCTTGCGTTGAGCATTCTGTGCAGGTGTCTGAGTGGCTGAAAATTCAGCAGCCTTTCGAGCGTAGTAGGCGCCGTCGTGAAATTGAGGGTGGAGCGTCCTTTTGGGAGTGGAAGATTCGTGTGACATAAATGAAATACGTTTGAGATTATTTGAACAGAATGAAATACAGGGCCGCAATGACCAGCGCGGAGCCGATCATGTACACTGGAAGGAAAAAAATCATAAAAGCACAGGCGATTGCCCAGAGTTTGAATCCGGCTGTGCCATAGAAGAGGTATCCGAGGAGCCACCAGATGGCAGCCCACCCAAATCCATCAAGAGTTGGCGACGTCTGTACCGGGCTGGTATCCTGATCGCTCGCCTCGATTTTGGTCTGCGCAGTTTTCGAACCGGTATGTCGCTGGGAAGGAGGTTTTCGGAGTCGTCTGACGGGTACGTCGTCATCGACGATGACATCGTCCACGGTTGAAGTTGTGTACCACATGGATTGGAGGTGAAAAAGCCTGGAATAGGCGTGAATGAAAATGAATTGTGCATGATTACGCTGATTTACGGATAAGGAAATCTACTTCTTGCTCCATCTGTCGGAACCCAAGTTCCGCCGCACGCTTCGCAAGGGCAAGCCCTTGCTCATATTGCGTCATGGCGGTTGCGTCAGGAACTACAAGTCCTTCGGCTTCGCGCTCAACAGCAGGCAGTCCATAGAAAATACATCTACGAAGCACATCGCTCAAAGTCGTTTGTCGACCAGGTCTTTGAACCGTCAACTTCGCTGCCAGCAATCGGAATGCTGCTACTTCATCGTCGTCAGAGCGACAGGATAGAAATTTGTCTTTCTTCATGTTTGAAAAATTGCACAAGTGTGTTAAACACTCTTTACATTTGTGATTAATAGTCACAAAGATGGAATAATATTGAATATTGTGCAACAATAAACAATATTATTTATCAACACATCATAACATGAGAAACAATGAACTCGATCTGGAAACGGCAATAGACTATCTGGCCGGCAGAGACATCACAATCCAAAAGATTGTGGATAAGATGGGTATTGACAGGAACAAGTTCAACTCCTGGCGACGCTCTACGAAACCAGGCAGAAAAGCGGCTTTACACGATGAGTTGAAAAAAATGTTTCCTGAGTTGGAAAATGTTTCACCGCCCACTGAAGACGGACACAGGGCCTCGCTTGGTGAAAAATATACTCAACTCCTTGAAAAAAACATTGAGGAACTGAAAAGAGAGCGAGATGATTTGAAAAAACAAAACGAGGAACTGTTGCAGGAAATATTGAGAAATATCAGAAGAAGTGACCCTACAGCGACGTAAAAAAGCCAAACTATAACTCATATGAAAAGTCCGAAAAACAAACATGGAAACGACCCCGTAAAACCATATGAGAAAATAATCCTGATTTCAGAAATAATCAATTTGCGTCGATTAAGACGAAAACTCCGGAAAACCCTAAAACTATCAAGAGAAATAGCGCTTCAAATAGATAATCACACCGAATAGAAAAGGCCCGCCCTGGATAACCAGAGCGGGCCTTTTTCAATCAAACGACACCCAAATCAACCTCCACATTTTCTAACTGTGTCTCCGTCAATGCTTTGCGGTGGCTTTTGTAGCCCGTACGGGAATCGAACCCGTGTTACAGGAATGAAAATCCTGCGTCCTAACCCCTAGACGAACGGGCCTCTTGGCGGAAGCGGGGC